GGCCAGCGCTGAGGCCTGCGCGGTTGCGAGTTGCGCGGCAAAGCCGTCGATCAACGCGACGGCGCTGCCGACCGTCGTGGTGAGTGCGGTTACGTCGACTTGCAGTTCGGCGATATCGGTGTCGATGGTCGAGACGGTTTCAGACATTTTGGTTATCTCCTGTTGCATCGTTGCTAGTGTAGCAATGATCTGGTTGAGCTTGATGTCGCTTTGAACCAGAAAGCCCATCATGGCGCGGCTCCGTTCTCCAGCTGCGCATTGTTGGCGGCCGCGGGTCCGGTCTGCGTCGGCAGCGGGTCCATCCCGGCGGAATTGGCACCCGCGCCATTCGGATCAGGCGGCGCGATGGCCTGCGCATGCGCCGCATCGGCGGCGTCATGCTCATGCATGATGGGCAGTGCCGGCATGCCGAGCAGCTGGCTCAGCATGCTGCGCACCAGCACTTTCGCAGCCGTCGGATCCGCCGCCGTCACCGCCGCAAGCCGATCGGTCTCGGCGCGGTAATCATCGGTCGACGTGCGCGCGCCCTTGTCCTTGGCCTGTTCCTGCAAAGTGACGATCTGCGCCTTCAGCATGGCGACCTCGGCGTCGGCCTTGCCAAGCAATTGGTGCGCCTGCTGACCCTGCTGCTGCATCGCCTGCTGGATCTGCTGCACCTGCGGATCGGGCCCGGATTTATACTGCGGCGGGATCCCCCGCTTGAGCCGCTCGGCCAAATCATCCGCCCCCGGAAAATCCGCGTTGGCGGCCCAGAAATCACCCACGATCTGAAACGCCGCGGGATTCTGCGACATGATTTCCGAAAATGCGTTGAAGGCTTCCTCGCGCCTGGTGCCGAACGACGGCCCGACATCGGCCTCAACGTCGTAGCGCCCGACATTGGGGTTGAAGATGATGCGTGGATCCGGCAACTGCGGATCCTCCCGCGCGGCATCCGCCTGGTCGGCTGTCAGCGGCTGCCCCGGCTGCGGACCTGGTTGCTGTGCCGGTTGCTGTCCCGGACCTTGTCCCGCCATGACCTGCTGGTGCGCCTGCGGTGCCTGCGGGTCGAGCTCGACGTCCGACGGCGTGCCGTCCTCGGCCATCGTCTTGATGACGCGGGCGACATCGTAGACTTTCGGGATCAGGTCGAGGCAGATCCTGCCCACCTGGCGGATGCCCTTGGCCCCGTTGTCGATGTAATGATAGGTCGCGGTGTCGCCCTCGCGCTGGCGCTGCTGGATGGCAACGCCGCTGCGCTCGTTGCCCGGCGCGCCCATCTCCGCCTGATACTGCCCCGAAACCATCATCATGTCGTCGCGGCTGATCTGCATGCCCTGCAAATAGGCCTGCGCCATCTGCGGCGGCGGCCTGCGCTCGGGTGCCTGTGTCGGCTGGCCGTTCTCGTCGCGGCCGTTGTAGATCAGAACGGGGAAATTCTCGGCATTGGCGCGCGACCACTGGTCCATGCGGCCCTCGACCGCCGAGTCGGTGGCGATATAGGGCGACTTGCCCTGCAGCGCCACCTGCTCGACCGCGGCGGAATTCCAGTAGTTGTACATCTTCTGCGCATCGATCAGCGCTCTTGTGTGCCCCTTGCGGTCCATCTGGCCGTCGATCACGGTCTCCTCGCCGATGAACGGCACCAGCGGGATATACCGGCCGGGCCAGGTCTTGCGGTCGACGATCTCGTTGCCGGCGAGCTGGAACCACTCGATCTCCGGCTCGGCGATCCTGCGGCTGCGCCTGATCGGGAGATGCGCTCTGGCACCTGAAGGCAGCGCGCTGTCACGGATCAAGGTGCCGTCGTCGAGCTCGTGCAGTTCATCGTCCTTCTCGCCGCGGCGCCAGTATTCCGCCTGGCGCACATGGTCCTTGCTGTTCCAGTCCTCGGAGTAATCGAGCGGTGCAGCGGCGTCGGCATTGGCGTCGGGGAACTTGGCCTCGAATTCCTTCCGCGGCGTATCCTCGAACAAGAACGCGAACTTCATGTCGGCCTTGTCATAGTCTTTCGCGTCCGGATCGAGATACACGGTGCGCGGATCGGGCACGCGGCGGATGAAGATCTCCTGATCCATGCTCTCGTCGTCGGCATAGTCGGTGATCACGCGGACATAACCGATACCGGATTCGACCTGGTGATAGATCGCGGTGGAATAGGCATCCATCGCCTTGGACTGGTATTCGATGCGCCGTATGATTGCGGAAAACACCTGCGCGGCCTCGAAGCTGGCACCGGCACCCGTAGGCGTCACCTTGATCGCGGCCTTGTGCTGGCGAGCGTCGTTGATGATGTGCAGATTGTGCTGGCGCGTCTTGTTCTGCGTCAGGCACGGCCGGTCGCCGCGCGAGTTCAGCACGCTGTCGGGCCATTGCCAGTTGTTGTAGGCGTCCCCGTTCGCGAAACGGCTGTCGAGCAACGCGTGCGCGCGGGCTTCCGATTCCCAGTCCTGGCAGCGCTGGAAGCGTGCGCGCGCCTCGGCGATGATCTCGGCATCTGTCTGTTTGGCCCGGGGAGCCATCAGGTGTCTTTCGGCAGGATTGGCATCGTCCACGCCTTGACGCGAACGCGGGGCTTGGTGCGCATGAAGCCGATGGGGCGCTTGACCTCCGGACAGGTGTGCGGCCCGACCCCGGTTTCGTAACTGCTCCCATGGTCTATCGGTTCGGGCTCGTAGTCTGCGTCCGGGAGATCATCAGCGATCCGGAGGCGTGCCATCAGCGGGCCCGCTCCAGCAGCTTGGTGAACGCGGCGGCGCTCGCGGTGGCATCGACTGAGCCCTGCGCCCGCTTGACGGCGATATCGACGCCAATCGCGATAGCGACCGCGGGCGGACCTGCGCGCAGGAACGCCAGCAGCTGGCCGAACGCCTGTCCGACGTCCTGCAGGCGGTCAACGTCCGCCTGCGTCGCTTCGCGCAGCGTGTCGGTCGAGATATCGTAGAGCCTCGGCATGGACTTCACTTGGATATCCACGTGTTCGTCGCGACGCAGAAATAGATCCCGACTGCGGCGGCGGCGAGCGCGCTGGCGGCGTTGAGCGTGCCGTTCATGGTACTGCCCGATGGCGGATAGACGCTCAACGAGTTGGCGCCGTTGTTGGCGATGGTAATCGCCAGGCCCACCGCGCTCGGAGGCAGCACGACGCCGCCGGAGGCCGGGCATGTGGTGACGTTCGTCATCATGGTCGTCACCGGGGCGGCACTCCCCTGGCCGCCGGCGAGTGCAGTGACACCACTCGCGGTGCTCTGCGTCTCGAGGCTGCCGCTGTAGCCGGTGCCGAGGCCGTTGGCGAACCACGCACCCGCGGCATACGAGACGTAGATGACCTCCGAGCCGCCCATATGGCTGACGCCGGTGGAACCGGCGACGTTGTTGATGGTGTCGGAACCTTGTGCGAACACCTGCATCGCATTGGCCGCGGCGTTCTCGATGATGATGGTGAGCCCGGGTGCCGAGGCGGGCAGCAGCACGCCGTCGCCGGACGTGACGACCGTGGTGACGCGGGTCAGCTCGTTGACGATGGGCGTCGCGGTGGCCTGCGTCGCCGCGGCGAACGCGGTGATGCCCGACGCGGCCGATTCATAGACCAGGCCGCCGTCGGCGATGGTGAGCGAGTTGAAGACCGGCACGGCGCCGTCGGTCATGCGGACCCCGAGCGATACCTTGGCGACATTGACCATGTTCTAGCTTCCCATCCATGAACTGTTGCCGCCGGTCCGCCAGGCTGGCGGCTTGGCCGCGGCGGGCGGCTTGGCATCCTGCGGGTCGCGGGCACCCTGCACGCCCGTCCCGGCGGCGTCGGCGCCGTGCGAAGCGGCGTCATGGACGGCATCGGTGCTCCACACGCCCATCTTCTCATTCCACTGGCGCCGGTAGGCCCGCAGCATCTTGATCCCGGCAGCACAGCCTTCCGCGTCGAAGAACGACTTGGGCAGGACCGAGCGCATCGCCTGGATGCGGTCGGCGGGGTTTGCGGCCGGCACCACCTGGATCGGCCGCAAACCGAGGCCTGTCAGATACTGCCGGCGCGAACGCCCGCCCATGGTCAGCTCGCGCACCTCCACGTCGTGCGGCAGCAGGTGCCTCGCGTAGACGTAGGGCTTCTCCATCACGATCTTGGCGTAGTGGTCGAGGCCGACGCCGCTGTTCTCGTAATACTCGAGCCAGCGCCATTCGCCGCGCGGGCTGATCTGGAACCACCACACGGCGCTGCTGTCATCCATGCCGAGATCCCACCCGGTGTAGACCGGCAACGCGGGGTCGTAGAGCACCCGGCAGATACGGCCCTCGGTCTCGGCCGCGTGCAGCAGCTTGCCGTAGTAGGAGCCGCTGTTCGGCGCCTCGAACGAGCATTCGAGCTCCTGCGCGAACTCTTCCTCGGTCATCTCCTGCTTGAGCCGGGCGATGGCCGTGGCCGACAGCGCGCCGGTCTTGCCGTAGTCGAGCAGATAGGCACTGTAGCCCGGCGTCGCGCGGGCCCGGTCATAAGCGGCTTGGAGCAAACCGCGTCCTTTCGGGGTGCCCGACCGCACCAGGGTGCCGTCGCGATCGGCCAGCATCGGCTCAATGACCAGCGGCACCATGGAGATCGGCGTGTCGTCGAATTCATCGATGATCACCTCGTCGGCGTAGCCGCCGCGCCAGCTGTCGGGATTGTCCGCGCCGCCGACCTGGTAGATGCCGCCGTTCGGCAGGCGGACCGCGGCGTCGGACTTCTTGATCACCGCACCCGGGATCGCGTCGGCCGCCCGCATGACCTGGTCCCAGAGGCCTGTCCGCTTCCACATCACGCCGTAGGGCAGGATGTGCACCACGCGCGGCAGCGGCTTCCTTTCGGTCAGGCAGCGCTTGAGGCCCCGCCACATCAGGCCGGTCGATTTGCCAGCCCGGCGGTGCACCACGGCGACGATGCGCGGTGCCGGGTCGTTGATCAGCGGCATCTGCCAGGGCCTGGGCGCGAACGGCAGGGTGACCCGCTGGATGTGGCTCATTCGGATGCGGGCGGTGCATCGGGCGGTGGATCAGCCCAGGAGTACTCGACCTTGATCGGATTGCCGTCGATGCCGCCTACTTCCTGCGGCGGTTCCTTCCAGCCGGCGCGGGTCTTGAGCCAGAAGATCATCGATATCACGTCGCCCGCACTCGCCTTGCGGAACAGCGAGCCGGCCACCTGCGCGTTGGCCTCGATCGCGGCGGTGTTCAGTTCCTTCCGGAAATGCTTGCGCAGCGTCTTGGACGTGATGCCCAGCACTGTGATGAGCTGCTCCTGCGTGATGCCGTAGGCGGTCATGGCGCGCACGGTCTTGCGGTCCTGTTCGCTCGGTTCGTAGGGCGGCCGTGCCATGCGGTCAGGGTCTTGTCGTCTCGAGCGGCATGAAGGGTCCTACGTTGGTCCGACGGCGGTCACGCCATGCCTCCCGACGAGAGGGTTCGAAAAGGTGAAAATGTGCGCGCCGCCGAATTTCTCGGTGTGCTTCTTGACCAGCCGCTTGAGCAGCGCGGGCTTGACGCCAGCCTGCTCCAGGGCGGCGACCAGGGCCGCGGTGTTCACCCGGGGCGCCTGTGGCACGACCTTCAGATTGATCGTCACCGTCGCACCCGCATAGACCGTCTCGGATGTGCCGACGGGATATGGGCGCGCCGAGTAGTCAGGCAGCACGCCGCCGGTCACCGCGGCCCGCTTGGCGCGCTCGCGCCTGGCATCGGCAGCGCGGCTCAGCAGCGACGCTGCCCAGTATTCCTCGGCCAGGCGATCGCGCGCGGCGCGCGCGGGGCTAGGGAACCGGATCGCGGCAAACGCCTCGTTGATGGTCTCGGCAGCACCGGCAGGCTTCACGTCGAGCGGCATGGCGGATCCCGCTCAGAGCGCGAAGCGATGCCCGCAGCCGGGGCAGATCGCGGTCTTTTCTTCGGTGATTTTGATCTTGGGCTCCTCGGGGTCGTTGAACAGGGTCTCGAGCTGGTGCCCGTCGAAGCCGGTCAGCGCGAGATCGAAATCCATGTCGCGCAATTCGGTGAGCTCGAGCTCCAGCAACTCGGAATCCCAGCCGGCATCGAGGGCTAGGCGGTTATCGGCGATGATGTAGGCACGGCGCTGGGCGGCGGTGAGGTGGCCGAGTTCGATCACCGGAACCCGGTCCATCGCCAGCATCCGTGCCGCCAGCACCCGCCCGTGCCCTGCGACGATGCCGCGCCTGGCGTCGATGAGGACCGGGTTGGTGAAGCCGAACTCTCGGATGCTGGCGGCGATCTTGGCGACCTGCGCGGGCGTGTGGGTGCGGGCGTTGTTGGCGTAGGGGATCAGCTTGTCGACCGGGGCCAGCTTGTAGGGCGGGAAGGGCTGCCTCGCGCGCGTTTTTATAGTCGGTAAAAACTCCTCGGCCTGCGCGCCCCCGCCCCCCGCGGCGGCAGCGCCTGCCGCTACAGGCGTAGTGACACACGCCACGTCCTTGGGCTTGTTGGGCGTGCCCTTGACGCGCCCGCCTGTCTTGATACCAGCAGCCATTGTATATA